AGACATTCTCTACGGATAATATCTTACAAGCTTTACGCTAGTACGATTCCCTTCCCTCGCCCGCCCTACGAAACCTCAAACTGAGATTTTAAGACCGGACAATATCTACCTTCCCCGCCACCGCAAAACAATGGCAACTCATCAGTTGATAAACGACATTTACAACCCCGTCATCCCAGCTTACCTAGCACAAGACATGCTTGATAAAGCACAGAACAATACCCATGATGGCAGTGCCCAAATGTTCAAATTCAGCAGATTTACAGGCTGCACCCAAATGGACGTGCTTCACGTGATCACAGGTTACACTGTCGATCCCCTGATCTCAATAGAAGATAAGATTGGTTATAGATTCAATGAATCTTTCATCCAAATTCTTAATGCTATTGACCCTGATTTCCTTCTAGGCTATTCGCCTTCTGGAAAGAGTCATGGAGCTTCCTCCCTGCAGGAAACAACCGTTCGGAAATTATTCCAAACGTTCTTCGCAGACAGGAAAGTTGCACCCCCGCCCGCCGCGATCAACGGCCAAATTCTCTCAAGAGTTTGGACAACAGACACAGATAATGTGACCCAAGACATGGTTCTTAGCAACCTTCGAATGGTCTACTATGATTCATTTCATAGAGCATATCACTCTCGTCTGCCAGTTGACTCACTTCGTGGACTCTCTGGACGCAACTCCGTTAGCTTCGCTAATCCCTCGTTTTTACACCTACCTCTCAGCTTTACTGAGCCTGAGACCCGTGACCCTCGCGTTACGATCCTTCCATCGGACTACCTTCCTGATTTATTTCAGCTTCGGTTACCATATGGCCACGATCGATACGACAACACGCGTACAAGTCATATCCTTTCCTGGAATCCCACCACTAGGAAAATAGGTGCCCACGAGAGCATTGCAGAGCTCACAGCTTTCCATTCACATTCGCACGAAATCATCTCATGCTTTGAGACGACTTCAGACCCGATTGCAACATTGACTGAATTACTCAGTAATGTACGAGTCGCGATTGTATGCCTTGATAAGTTCCAACTACATGGAGTTTCCGACTTCCGTTCTACGGCATAGTCAACACCATATGTTGAGCTTAGACCCCTGACCCTCCTAAGACGCATTCTCACTTTTAGTGCATGCTTGACGTTTTAGATCCATCCGCCAATTCAAAGCGAATTCAAATCACGTTCAGACGGTATCCAAATCCCCACCCCCCCCCTCGGAACGATCCATTCAGTCATACGACTATTCAATTGATCTTCCCGAACAGTTAAGATCTCGCGCCACACCCCGGCGAGAACTAAGGTTCAGTGACGAAGTTTCTTCACCGACCCGTCAACGCATTACGCACGACGAGTTTTACGAAGCAGACTCCGAACCACACCCTGTCATACCATTGAAGAAAATTTCAATCCGAAATTTCGAACCTTCAAAGGACACCACTCGAAACATGTCGCTCGCTCTCGAAGCATGTTCCCTACCTCAGATATTTTCTGATGTTCGATTGACATTCCTACATTACATACATCAAAGTTTGTATTCACTACACCTTCGATCCCATGTCAAAATTCAATCATATCCTAAACCCGATATCCTTGATCTTTTGATTATTGGAAGAGACCTCTGTGACCAACGACGTCGCTATAATAGTGACATCCGTCATCCACAGCTACTGAAACTTTTTCTTAAAGAATTATTCTCAAGAAGAAGTCGAAAGGTCAGATCGAACTGTTTTGAAGTCCCAATGTTACGAGAAGGACATGCGATAACCCTATCGCTGGCCCTCGAAGCATTCACTTCACTTCACCGACTTTACCAAGTCGCGTGGAACCAACAGTTTGGACAAATGGTGACACCACCATTTATCTGAAATTTCCAGTACATTCCAAAATTCATGATCATTACTTTTCAAGTATATCACCGAATAAAACAATACTGGTTCCAGTTTATTCCAAGTTTTTTTTAGCCCGTTTCCTAAAATTTTCTTGTTATTTTCCTGGCTGTGAACATTCCGTTCATGAAAAATAAATTAGACATTTATTGATTCGTCAATAAACCAAAAAAATTTTAAAAAGAAAACCCCCAAAAAAAACAAAATATAAAGCCC